CTTGTCCAATTGAGTCAACTGTTATGGTGTGATACTCATAGTCAAGATCTGGAATAGTTTGAAGTGAAGTCACCAAAGCCATTTAGTATTAGCTTAGATTAAAGATCCACCAATTCCATCTTCAATTTCGTAACCCGCTTGTTCTGCAACGAGTTGTTCAGAACCACACACACCACCTGGAGTCAAACTCTTGGTGTAGGTGCTACCTTCACTGGTGTGACCTGGGGCACACTCAATACGATGCTCAAGATCAAAGATGGACTTTTCATTAATCGCCTTAATGGTGATTGGTCTGGGCTGGTACTTGCTGGTGTTTTTCAACATACCGAGTACAAAAATCAAAACGATCAAAGTGACAATAGTCACAATGGCGTTTCGGTTGGCACGGTTAAGGTTGAACATTTTATAATGTATACATATATTTTTTCTAAAGTGCGTTAAAGGTTATTTAATAGTTTCCTATTAGAGAGTAGATGGACGAAGAAATTGTCATTGATCGTGGAAATACTACTGTGATGAAACTGGATGCTGATGAACAGGCTTTGATGGATGAAATTGAAATTTCAACCCCTCGTCCTCAGCCTGTACGACGTCCAGTGCCTCAGCATGTGCGTAGACCGCCACAAATGGAACACCAAGAAGCTATGGATGCTTTTGTAAATCCAACCAAACAATCTGCCCCACAACAATCACACCAACAAGAAGAAGAAATTGACTATGGCGAAGATGAACCAATGTTCTTTGATGATGCCGATGATGGTCCTGGAATGCAGGAAGAGCAACCCTCTAAGGGATATAGCTCTGTAGATGAAGAAAAGAGTGATCTCATTAATAAATTGGGTCGCCTTGAAAAGAAAGGTTTTGCTGTAAATAAGAGACTCAATGCCTATTCCAATGTTGAAGAATTGAGAACGGAAGTCAAGCGAATTACATACAGTATTGATGTTGAACAGTCACTTCGTTTCAGTAGACGGATGTTGGTGGCGTGTGTCACAGGTCTTGAATTCCTTAACAAACGCTACAACCCCTTTGAAATCCAACTTGAAGGTTGGTCTGAATCAGTCATGGAAAATGTTGACGATTACGATACAGTTTTTGAGGAGCTCTATGTAAAGTATAGATCCAAGGTAAATGTTGCACCAGAAGTCAAGCTTATTATGATGTTGGGTGGTTCAGCGATGATGTTCCACTTGACAAATAGTATGTTCAAGAGTGCCCTTCCCAACATGAATGATGTCTTGAAACAAAACCCAGATTTGTTAAAGAATATGATGTCTGCGGTTCAAAACACAACTCGTCAACCAAGTGAAGCGGCTCCAGTTGGCGGTACTGGACAGTACGAAATGCAAGGACCTGGAATTGACATTTCCAGTCTTATGGGTGGTGTGATGATGCCTCCACCTCCACCAATGAATACGACTCAGATTCCAGTGACTGAAGATGATGACGATATTTCCGATATTGTCTCAATTTCAGGAGAATCTACGGGTGGTGAGGTGAAGGAAGTCAATGTTGATGCCTCTAAATCAAAGCGTGGTCGTAAAAAGAAGAAGATGGAAATTAATCTCTAAGTACAGTATAAATGATAGGCTACTGTCCTTTGGAGGAACTTGAACCTCCCGTCAGACAACAGCAACCTGTTGTTAAACCAGAGGTTGAAAGTAAGCCTGTGGTCACAGGTCTCGAAGAAACTGAATGTAATTACGTCGTCATGGCTTTCATTGTCGGCGTTCTATTCTTAGCCGTCTCTGATTCCATCAGGGCGTAAATTTTAATTTAATTCTACCATTGGGATTTTACTCCCCAATTGGGTAAAATTAATTTTAATAGGTGAATGTTGCAATTGATACAGCACCACCCGTACCATTATCAAGATCACTTTCACTTGCAAGATCGCGTGTAATTTTTGTCAGACTTCCACTGCATGCGCTAATTAATTCAACAAAGATATCATACGAATAAATTCTGGTTGAATCTACATTGTATGGTGTAATACTTATTCCGCGAATACCAGTTGTTACAGTTGGACTCCATGGATAGCTATTTGTACCACCAAATAGATTTTTTGTACCCACAGCTATATCAACTGTAGATGCAGTTCCATCTCCCGTACCACCTTGAAGTTCAAGAATCATTGTACTAAGATCTTTAACAGTTGAATTATCTGTTCTTCTTAGAATTGCGGTAACCTTTGCATAGAAAGCCCCTGCACCAAATATAAGTTGAATATCTTTGGCGGCGCCTTCGCCAATTGAGAATGTTTGTGAATACCTTTTACACGCAACTTGATCATCATTTGTAATAACACCACCTCTCACATGAAGATTTGTTTGAGGTATTTCGCCACCTAAATTAATACCAAGTTGATTACCCAATTCAATACCACCACCATAAGTAATATCACCCGTTACATTTACATTTCCATCAATAAAAAAATGTGTATTTTGGGGTTTAATATAAACATTACCTGTGGTATCCGAATATATATTAGAACTTCCAGCCAATGTTGTAAACTCTATGATTGCGTTTGATGAAGGACTTTCTATTCTTGGAATACCATCATATATATGCAACTTTGTAGCTGGACTCTGTGTACCAATACCCACATTACTTGAATGAATCAAATGAATACAATTTGTTTGAGTACTGTTATTAGCAACACCCATAACAATTCCAGTTGTTCCATTGATTGAGTTACTAAAACCTCGCATGTAACCACCTTCACCCGCGTTTGTGTAGAGGAGCATACCAGTCTCTTTATTATTGCCACTACTCTCAAGTCGCAAAAGATCTATATTCTCTGGAGTTGTATCGTATATATGTATATTTGAACTTGGTGTTGTTGTACCCATACCCAGCTTCCCGTCTCCATCAAAACGAGCAAATTCTCTATCTGTACTATCGTCAATCTCGTGAACAAATGTCAATGGTCGAAGTGTTGTACTATCTAATAGATTTCTCACAATATTACGACTTGAGACTCCCGATGTAGTTGAAAATTCAATACCCGACAATTTAAATGAACCACCACCCGCAAATTCAACATCACCATTAACAACTAATTTGGTATTAGCACCTCTTGCATTTGCATCCGAACGTTGACCACCTACGACAACAAGACCATTATCACAAATAACAAGTGGTTTATCAGTTTGACCATCCATGTCATCAAGTATTTGATTTGTTCCATACAGACTTTCACCCGAAGAAGTATACGTTTGAAAAACGTGTTCACCTGCAATATGCCTAATTCTATCAGGACCATCATCAACGGATGAAGCATCATTACCCTTAAAGAAGAGTAATTCAGTTCTTGAAAAATCTGTATTATATCGTCTCTCAATAATATGTGTATTACCAAATTCATTACCACTGAGACCACTAAAAGAAAGTTGTTGTCCAATTACGACATTACCCAAAACTTCTAGTGCTCCTCGAGGGGTATCCGTGCCAATGCCTACATTATGTGTAGGACCGTCTATATATATCCCAACTTCAGTAGATTCGGAAACCTTTTCATGGTCGTTTGTAATTCGGAAGTCTCCATTTGTACCACTTACACCCACTGTCCAACCAGAAAGTGTTACACCATCAGTTTGTATATAAGACGAAAATGCATTACCATTAGACAGATCTGTTTGTGCGGCGATTATCGCGTCACCAGATTCATGACTATGCACTAATATACCGTTATCCAGGGGATCTGCAATACCTGTACACGCAACTTCCAAGTGAGCGGTTGGTTGAGTGTGACCAATACCCACTTTACCCGAACTAAGAAGAGTCATGACACCGGTATCTACTGCATAGTCGTCATCCCCCAAGTAAATATCAACTCGAGTTTTAGAAGTTCCAGATGTTTTTTCATGTTTTCCAAGTTTAAACATAGCTCTCGCACCATGCTCACTCCCGCTACCTTCTCTGGCTAAAAGTAAAACTGGACCAAGATCTGTTGTACTCGTAATAGGTGATGTATTCGTCACCACCAGGGGTATTCCCAGATGATTATATCCATTTCTATTGGCAACTTGGTTATTTATAAATGTTGTAATGCCATTTACATGAAGGGTACCTTGTGGTGCAGCTGTCCCTATACCAATATTACTCGTTTCTAAAATCGTCATTTTTGGAGTCCCCATTGAAGATGAAGTACTGGCGTAAAAATTTAGACCCTTACCTGTACCAACAATGTTTTCAATTTTATTTTCACCAACACTTGGTGTTGAATGAATACGCATTGATGTATTTCCACCAGAACCCCAAATGTTACCATAAATAGTGGCATTGCTACCAATCACATATACATTGCCACATACCGTGAGTTTTTCAGTTGGATTTGCATTTGATATACCAACTTTACCATCCGAAGTAATTCGAATTCTTTCGGTATTCTTAGTTTTGAATCGAATGTTTTGATGTGTATTTGATGTACTCGCACCATATACTTCAATTGAGCTTACGTTTGATGCAGTTGGACCGGATTTAAGGATAAGTACATTTGATGTACTATCACCACCGAATCTGTCTGCATGTACAATCAAATTTGAAGATGAAAATGTCATCTCAGTTGTGAGATTTGTAGTTGATGTATTACCCAAAATTCGAAGAGTATTTATAGCTGTTGTATTTGCAAATATAGTTGCACCAATTGAAAAAGTATCCGTTGGAGAAAGATTTGAAATAGATGAGGGAGCTACACCATTTGTACGTAATGCATTCATTTGAACATTCCCACTAATAATTGCGGGTGTTTCTGTACCAGGTGCCATAGTTAAAAGTGAGCCAACTTGCAACCCACCGGTACCTATTCTAACACCGGTTGCATAAACATTACCCATCGCCGAAATTACATTAGAACCTGTATCGTCTATAAATACATTCGACCCCACACATAGATCATGTGTGGGATATGTATTATTTGCGCCAATATTGTTTGATGTATAGATATCACCATACACATGAACGTTTACAAGTTTTGTATCATCTACGGAAATTTGATCAAGAACCCACCCACCATATGCATCCGTTTGAAAAAATGCCATTTCTCTACCTCTATCACCTGCGATAAACCCCATGGCTACATTCGAATAACCCACACCGGGTGTCATAACAACCGCCGTTTCTCTAGATAAAACATCATTTCCAAAACCCGAATGAATGATTACATTACTTACACGCAAATCTTGTGATGCAATATAAGTGGCAGTTTCTGTAATCGTAATATTG